TACGCCAGTTCATCACCGACATCCCCGTTTTCAAGACGGATAAGCATGCCAGTCTTGCGACTCTCCATTAGCGGTCTATACGAGATTCGAACTCGTCTGAGGATTTCTCCAACATGGGTGACAGCCATGCAGCCACACCTAGCAGCCCCATAGACCAATTATTTTGTAATTCCAACATGTCAATGAACTAAAAAACCCCGAAAACTTTAGAGTAATTCGGGGCTTATCCAGGTGCGATCATTCATCGCGATGTTTAAGTTTAATGCCCCAAAAATACAAATGTATCTCTGCCCCATACTGAAGATGGATTACAAATACTATGATATATCGGGGTGCGTTTCATTAGTTTATTGTGTTGTGTTATTTCTAGTTTAAGGTGCAAATATAAGTTATTTTTTTGTAATTACCAAATCTTTTCCTATTATTTTTTCAACTATTTTTATTGCTGAATCTAAATCATTAGCTACGAATACATTACCTTTCCATGAATCGAAGAACTTTTGTTCACCTTCTGTAAGTTTTTGCTGAGAAACGGGTTTTAAACCATCCTTAACCTCAATGCCGATATTATAACCATCAATCCCAACTAGGATATCAAAGCAGTTTTTAAGCTGACTTATTATTAATACGCTACAACCTAGCTTTCTTAATCCCGCTACTATTTCCGGTTGGTTGCGATCAACCCTTGCTGCTCTAATCATAATACTACTATTTTAGATGTTAATACATTACCATTTTTATTATGAACTCTTATATAATATATTCCGGTAGATAGATTAAAGTCTAGAGTATAATTTATGGCACTATTAACATACCTATCAATTATAATTACCCCCAACCTATTCATAACCAATAATCTTCCATTTATTTCTCCACCATCCTTTAAACTAACAGTAACCCTGTCTTTAGCAGGAACTGGATATACTAAAATACCGGATTTATATGTAACGTCATTTATAGCAGTGCCAACATCTCCTGAGTGTGCTCCTATATGAGGCGGGTTAGTTATGAAGTAACCATAGTAATCAGTTGCGATCCAGTCAATGTATTGCCCAGCTCTTATTGCAGGAGATTCCTCTTTAAGATGGAAGTCATAATTAGATACAAACATAGGGTCTGTAATAAGAATATTATTAGATATGTAGTTACTAGGTATTCCACCGTTGGAAAAATAAGGTAGATTATTTGGGGCGTAACAGAATCCTGGAATAGCATTCTCGAACATTATATTATTGCTAATCTCCAGGTTATATAATCTCACAATAGAATCTCTAGAAAGAATTGATGCATACTTAAATCCCTGAATTATATTGTTCAGGATTTTAACATCAGTTACATTTCCTATTTCCGGAAGCATTATACCAACCATAGTCATTCTATTTGCTACCTTAGTAACCATAGTGTTATTGACTATATTGATATTCCGGCATTGAGCTGTAGTTAACCCCTCAAACATAACACCATAACCGTGCATTTCATTGGAATTAGCTCCTATGTCAGTCATTATATTACTACTGATATAAACATCAGACATACTAGCTCCGGAGTGTACAATAAGTTCGACCTGATATGCTAAGTTCTGAAAATAATTATCCCTTATCTTTAATCCCTCAATATCAGATAGATATATCCCAGTTTCCGGATCGACAGACATTACAGGTTTTCCTATTTGGTTTGAATATACATCTAACTGACTGATAACGAATGCTCTAATACCACCCTGTATGATGTTATTATTAATCGTTATGTATGATGAGTTCTTTAATTCAATGATATATTCATAATTAAAATCAGCAAAATGTCTAGCTCCGAATGCAAAGTTCTTAAAGCTACAATTTCTAACAATTAAATTACTACCATTATCCATTATTATAGCTACTCCGGTTGAGTTATTGCCATCTATTAATAGATTTGATATAGTATTATTGTTTTTTGCTTCAATTAATTTGATGTTGTCCAAAATTACGACAATACTGGACATCCCAGATCCATTTATACTAACTCCATTATAAAGACTCGATCTTTGAGACTCATAATAAGTTCCAGGATTCAGAAATATAACATCACCGCTATTAGTAGCTTTTGTTGATGCATAAAACATTGTCTTAAATGGATATGTGATACTTCCGTTATTAGAGTTGCTTCCGGAAGGACTGACATAATAAGTACTAGCGCTTAGCTGTATGCTTATTAGTAATAACAAAAATGTTCGAAACATAGAAATATATTAGTGCTCCCAATGAGATTCGAACTCACACTGAACAGGGTTTAAATCTGATGCCACTACCAGTTGGGCTACAGGAGCATTGTACTCAGGGAGAGACTCGAACTCTCAAGGTTAACTGCTTCTAAGGCAGCCAGATCTACCATTCTCACTTAGCCACCTGAGCTTATTATTTAAAACAATTATATAGCATACGTATAAGTGAAATCAATATCACTACAAGAAATACTATAACTAAAAAAACTAAAGCATATGTCATATTCAAAGTATTAGTTAGTACTGCGTGCGGAGCTCGAATCCGCGAATCCCGCCTTGAAAGGGCGGTGTGTTAACCTACTTCACCAACGCAGCGTTTGTTGCCCCACCAGGACTCGAACCTGAGATTACCGGAGTCAAAGTCCAGTGTGATAACCAATTACACTACAGGGCAGTAGTAGCGGGTGTCAGACTCGAACTGACGTACCTGGGTTATGAGCCCAGCGGGGAAGCCACCTCCAACGTAACCCGCTATTTGTGGAATGTGAGAGAATCGAACTCTCGATCTCCTGCGTGCAAGGCAGGCGTTCTAGCCAACTGAACTAACACCCCAAATAAAAAAAGCCAATCAAAATATTAATTGGCTTCAATATTTTGTAATAATTACTATTTCCTATACATCAATGAACTTTGTATTCCTATTGCCGAATCATAAACAACCGCTGAGTATCTTTTCTCATCTATGCGATATAAATCCATTCTGACTTTATTCTCTCTACTCTGCATGAGGAATCTGTATTTGCGAGTCAGAAACAGTTTTTTGCTATAATTAACAGCATATGTTTTTCCGTTGAAATCCACAAAATCGTTATAGACGATCATAACAACAGAACTGTCTTTGGATAAATAGACTCCGGTAGTTTTTCTTACACTGCCAACTTCCCATCCTCTGACAGTTTGGGCACTTGAAACTAAACTCAATATAACAAAGAACCAAATAAGTGTTAATTTTTTCATGTCTTATAATTTTAATGTGCTGCAAACATAGTTAAAATAATTGTAATTTGCAAACATTATTCTTATTTATATTGATTCTACTTTGTGTTGCGTTTTCTAACTCTCCTTGCCTGTCTGATATCAGCTCTTACTTCTGATATTTCTTTGACCGGAGTTCTGCCAATTGTAACTCTCTGATCTCCAGCGGTTCGCTTGCCTGATCTTGTACGACCGGCGATAGTATCCATTCTAGCTTTACCAGGTCTCTGCTTTTCAGTCTTAACCATAGTAGCAAATTCCTTCCGGTTAGCAGACTTCTCGCGCTTAAGAGTATTGACAGCTACTTTTTTGTCATTAGCAAGATTCATATTACTACGTTTCTTTCTAAGAACTGCAGTTCTCTTTTCCTCTTTTGCTTCTACTCTTTCACCCCATTTGCGGGCTCTAGTAGCTTCGCGACCTTCTTTCCTTTTTACCCTGTTGGTATTACCAGTTCCTACTTTTCCTGCCATTGTTTTAGTTTTAAAAGTTGGGGCGGTTATCAGCACTCCGCCCCTGAAATCTTGTTACTCACCTTGAACTACTTTCTTCATTCGTATGAGGCGCAGACTAAGCTGCTAGCTGAAGGTTTTGAAAATTGCTCTGCAAATATAGTCAAATAAAATTTAATATCCAAATTATTTCCCAACTTTCTTGCCTAATCTTGTAGGTTTTCCGTTTTTCTTCAATAGGAGTTTAGTCTCAGCATCAATAGCGAACCAAGCTTCCCATTGCTTACCCCAGTCAGAAAACGGGAATATAGTATATCCTTGATCTCCCCATTCTTCTCCCCAACTGTTCCTGAGAATGAATCCTTCTTTAGTCCAACCTACTACAGCTATAGCATGACCGCCAAGTAGTTCTTCTCCAGGATTTTGAACCCAGGGTTGACTTCCGGAATTATAAACAGGTATAGCAAAATATCCAACACCGTAATTAAGTATTGATTGTTTAAGTGCCTTAAGATCAGTTACCTTACCATATCCACTGATCTTAAAGTTTCTAGCAACTTCAACTACAGCACCGCTTAAAAAGCTGTTATACTTGCTTTTCCAAAGAGAAGATGGTAAGCTACCCTGCTTATAGAGAATTTCCATTGTTTCCTTAGGAGTCATACCTTCTTCCGGTTTTCCAGCTCTCTGACTATAAATATAGTCAGTACTCATGTGTATTAACTTCCGGTTCTGAAGATGCTCATGGTATTCCTTTATGCAGGCTGCAGTATATGCGCTACAGCTACCCTCATTTCCCTGGTTAGCAACCGGAAATAACATCTTCCTAAGATCGTATGTTTCAGGCACTACAACCTGTTTAACCGTCTTTAGCACGATATCCCTGCTATCCGGTTCTGATTTTTTGAGATTTAGTTTGAACATTTTTTAAAGAGTTTGATTATTTCATTAACAACAAAAAAGAATATTCCAAGAACAAATATGTAAATTATTATAGATGAAGCCATTATAGCTACTTGGATCGAAAGTATAATTAAAAACAATGCAATTATACCGTACATTATTTTTTCCATAATGCCCTTAATACGTTCCATTACCGCTTCCATCGTATATCTGATTAACTTTTCTGAAACTCGACCATTCATCAAGGAATCTCGGAAATGATTTTCCCTCTATAATACCCTCATTTTCAACAATAACTATTTTTTTGGTGTTTCCACATACGATATCCATTGTGAAAGCCACACCCATATCGAAATGGATACCGGAACTTTTAGAGTCATAGAATATATGAATCTCATCAGATGCTGAGATCGCGTGAGCGTTTTGGAGACATATATCCAATCCTGATTGATCCTGGTCGGTATCACGATGCGGTAGGTGTACACTACATCCGAATTTTTCTTCAAGTCCTTTTGCATAATTTTCTAGCTTTTCTTTAATTTCAGGAGTTGCTAACCTCACTGGGCAAATCATGAATACTTTCTTCATTTTTAAATTTTTTAATTTCACTTAGTTTAAATTCTCGACTAACAAAACCACCTTTAGCAGATTCGGTGCTAAACCATACAACGCACATTGCTGCTTCCGGTTCTACGTATAATCCGTTGAATGGAATCTGCATTGCCACAAGAATTCCCAGTCCGATTGGAGTTAGTACCTGAGTACCAAGCCGAAAACTGGGAACGCTCTTGCAGCGAAATAATGCCATATTGTAATCAGCTCCCATACTAGAGTTTTAATCCGTCTGCTGTAGGTTCGATATCAGGACTATTAGGGTTATAACTCTGAGGATAAGGATTAGGTTCGTTAAGACGCTTCAAATCCATACCCAACCACATTATAGCTTCCTGGAGTTTAGTTATTGCTAAGCTTCTTTCTCTGGAAGCAGGTAGTTGTTTAAGAATCTGCAACTCACGATCAATGTTCATTCTCAATGTTTTGTCATAAGAAACATTAATAAGTCTCTCTGTTTCAAAAGAATTAATCGCAACCTGAGCTTCCTCTGTAGCGCAGCATGCTTCATCTTTGTCACTTGTACATAATCCGCCTTTGTTCATAATATTAAATTTTTGGTTCGATGCAAAGATAAGTAATTATTCTGAGATTTCCAAATAGAATCATTCTAAATAACAACGTAAAGCTAGAAGCGCATTTTTGCCCGCTTTAGCAGCAAATTTACCAATAAAGCTAGCAACAATCAGCATTCAATCTCAATTCTACCTCTATAGCGGTAAACGATTTTCATGCAAAACAGGTATATTTAAACAGTTTTCATGCAAAATAAGTAATTTTCATGCAAAATAGGTTAAATTGGCAATAAAAAATGATAAATAATATTATATTCTATTCTATTCTATTCTATTCTATAGGTGTTTCAGTAGCGCTACAGTAACGTTACATCTTAAAGCGCTGTATTTATATGATGATGCAGCATATTGAACATTTTCTAAATCTTTCCGGATTTTTTGCTAATTTTTTTTGCTCTACGCTACTATATATATGGGAGCTATAACTAAAGAGCTTTTATACATAACTCAAATCCTAAACATTTAAGAACTTTTCTTAAGGTTAAAACAGATATAGCACTATATCCTTTCTCTAATGATACTAAAGTAGGTCTGCTTATTCCTGCCATTTCAGATAATGCCGAACTTGATATTCCTTTTAATTTTCTAGCATCTTTAATGGCTTGAGATATACGTAGAAAATCAATGTTTTCATTAAAATATTCCGGCTTATCTGTTATTTTGTAAGTTCTATTATGAGCTACATTCAATAAATAACTTCCATTATTGATGGAATTTTCTATCCATTCTTTTTCTTTCTCATCTATATTTTCATCAGTACATCTTTCAAGTATTTTAATATCAGGTTTATATCCAAGCACTTTTAATTCAGCAACCCATTCGTTTATTTTTTCAGAATGGGAGTTGGATAAGTGTTGTAATGGTCTTGCCATATAAACTGTACTTTTCCCGATATAATGAAGCATTCCTGTAAATGGGCAATACAATCCATAAATGATATTTCTTCCAGCGTTTGTTTCCATGTTGTATGTTTTTATATTGCAAATATACAAAAAATATTTTACACTAACAAATTTATTTTACACTATTTTATATAACTAAAAAATTAGTTGATCAAGTTAGCTATAAAACTGGGCAGTCTGAGGGTGTAAGTGAGGGAGTAAATGAGGGAGTAGAAAAACATGATAAAAATCATAAAAATAAATTTGCTTCGTATTTTTACGAAATGAATAAAATGACCAAAAAACAGCTTAAGGGTAGTACCAGTACCCTTAAAGGGTTGTACCACTACCCTACAAGGGTTGTACCACTACCCTTATTTGATATTGAAAATGCCGTAATTAACAGACAATGAACAATTAACGAAAATCGACCCTTATAGGTAAAAGTAACGTATAGCGTATATCTAGGTGCTGACACCAGGTTACATCGAATTTTTGTTCAATTTCCAACAATGTTCAAGTAACGTGAACATCAAAGCATTTTGAACAATTATACCCGATCAGATATAATTTGCCCAGTTTTATAGCTATTTATACCCGATCGCGTATAATTTGCACGATAGCATCGCTTATGCAATCATGCAAGATTGATGCTAGTACGCTGAAAATCCGCACGATATTATGAAAAATTCGCACGCATGTGACTGTAGCAGCCTTCCTTGCGTGATGCCAGTCCCCTTCCGCGAATCCCGAAATCACTTTCCCGCATGGGGGGGTTAACAATTTCGCGTTTCCTTTTCACAATCTTACACAACTAATCTTTTAGTCAGCGCTAACTCGCATCCAATCAGCGTTTGCGACGTTTCAACTACAAACATAGTCGATTTCCGATTAATGCATGTTAAACAACCGAATTGTGTATATATAAACGCGGGATTAGTTAATTGCGCGCGCAGATGTGCATTGTTGGCGCTGAAATGTTAGAAATACCTCACACAAACTATGTTTATAGTCAGATCACACTCAAATACAGCTCAACCCCTGGAATAGTGAGCGTTTGCGACGTTTACAACAACTCCCCAAATCTTCAGCTATTAGCATTAAACTAATCACGCGTCGCGATTAAACACGCATATACGCGCTAAGTAAATCGCGCGGGTTACATTGATGACTTACGCTAGTTCTATGTCGTCCCAGTTTTATGCTATTTTCGGGACAACAAATAAAGTTAGAACGATTCTAAATAGTCCAGATCTGGCATCTATTGTCACTTTCCGCTTAGACTGATTCTAAATAACACTTTCTTTATTTTTTACTGATTTTTTGTCGTGATTGTGCCCAGTTTTTCAACCTTACAATCAACCGCATCCAGGCCTGGAATCAGCGTTTCCGATCACGCAGAATTTTGTAAATATTTTTTTGTTATGAAGCGCAAACCCGCATTCTTCCGTCTTGACTTTGCTATCCTGATTTTTGTATGTTTGCATTGTCGTTCCGAACGATACGTTCTTTAAAACTCTGAATCACCTGCACAACAAGTGCACACTACATTCAAACATTTGCAAGCCTGCAAATATAGTGATAAGATTCAGATTTCAGTTACAAGTTCTGAAATAAAAGCAAAACTTCAATCAGTCAGTTTTAAGTTCTGACTTACAAAACAAAATTATCCTCAGCAAATAGAGCTGAATAACGTCTGAGCACGATAAGTCTCACAATCGCTGATCATAAGGTCAGATACGGCAAAGCAAATGCATAGCAGCGCGGTAAAAAACAGAAGCAAAGTTGGGTTGCTTGTCTGCGGATCGTTAAACAGTAATGTTTCTCCCATATGTTAAAAACATACATAGTAAGCGAAGCAATGGCAGCGTACAAACAAGTTCGAATCTTGCGCTTACTACAATTTAAACTTAAATTTTATTATCATGGAAACTTTAAAACAATTATTATCTTTTGGCAATAGAAAATTACCAAAAACTACTGCAATTTTCAACCTTTCACCTGCTGCTGTTTGTCCTTCGGAGAAGCTAGGATTGTGCAGTTTATGCAACAAATGCTATGCAAAAAAAGCTGAGCGCTTATACCCTCAAGTATTGCCTTACAGACAGGCTCAAATGGATTATTGGCTGAGAACTAGTGCAATGCAATTTGCAATGGAAATGATTATAATAAACGAAAGCAAACGCAACAAAGTTAATGCATTAAGATTTAATGAGTCAGGAGACTTTCATAGTCAGACATGTGTTGATAAAATGGAGGAAATTTCAAGACTTTTATGGAAAGCAGGCATTACATGCTATGTTTATACAGCTCGCAAAGATTTAGACTTTAGCAAATGTAAGTATCTGCAAGTTAACGCGTCAGGCTTCAATAAAGCAGGTGTTTCCGCTCAATTCATTGGCATTGTTAATGCTAAGCAGGCAGCAATGGAGTATAGATTAGCAACTAACAAAAAAGCTGCTGTTTGTTGTGGTGAC